CACATGCCGAACACTGAAACCGTTCATCAGCTCCAGCTCGCGATCACCGAGATTAAGGGCCAGATGGGCATAATGGCGAAGTCGTCGGAGGCGACCGAACGAACGACGCGCCGTGTTGAAGAATTTTTGATGCAGAAAGGACGTTAGGAATGACGGCGGGTTACAAGGATTTTGTCGATCAGAATGTACGCCTCATCATCCTGAAGGCGCTCGCGATGGAGACGAATGCCAGTCTGAACGACAGCCTGCTTGAACGCGAGCTGGAGGTCTTCGGCTACAAACGCACCCGCGAATATCTGCGCAATCAGATGCGCTGGCTTGAAACCGAAGCTGGCGCTGTACGCATCAGTGCCGCAGGCACAGCCCTTATCGCCACATTGACCAGGACAGGCCGCGATCATGTCGAGCGCCGCCTTGTCCTCGAAGGCATCCAGCGACCGGGCGACGTGGAGTAACATACCATGGCAAATGACAGGCGTGGCCGTTCCCGGCTCGACAGCATGGAATTGTTGCCAGAAGAAGCCCAAGACGATGTTGTCTGGGCAATCAGTCAGCTCAATGAACGCCGCCGCAGTCAGGCGGATATTCTTTTTGAGCTGAATGATCGTCTGGAGGTCAAAGGCATTGGGCCGATATCGAAGTCGGCTTTTAATCGCAAATCCACGCGTCTTCGCCGTCGATCCGATCAACTGGAAGAGCGCCGTTACATCTATGCTGGTATCGCCGAGAAGCTCACGCCTGAAGAAATCGGCCGGTCCGATATCGTTCTTGGCGAGTTCCTCAAAACGCTCATTGATGAGCTACTCGATGGGGATGGCCTCAATTCCAAAAACGCCATGGAACTGGCGCGCGCCTATAAGGAAACCGTGGTTGCGCAACGCCATTCTGCTGAGCATCGCCGCAAGGCCGAACAGGAAGCCAGTGCCAAGCTGGCGAAAGCGGTCGGTGACGCGACCGACGCTGTCGAGAAAGCAGGCCGCAAGGTGGATGGCGAAGAAATTCTGCGCATGATCCGTGAAGCTTATGGGGCATCCTGATGACACAGCCTTTGCTTTACGGCTATCAGCGCCGCTGGCTCACGGACAAAAGCCGCTTCAAGATCGGCAAATTTGCCCGACAAACCGGCAAGACGTTCACTACGACACTGGAATGTGTTGATGACAGTTTTGAGCATGCCGTAAAGAGCCAGCGTACACGGTGGGTGATATTGAGCCGTGGTGAACGTCAAGCCCGTGAAGCCATGTTGGAAGGAATATACCCTCACGCCAAGGCTTATGGCATGGCATTCGACGCCAGCGAGTTTGATTGGCAGGGCGACACCGGCAGCTACAAGGCGCTGGAAGTGACATTGCCGCACGGGACACGTATCACAGCCCTTCCAGCAAATCCCGATACGGCGCGCGGCTTTTCTGCCAACGTATTCTTGGATGAGTTCGCCTTCCACAAAGATAGCAACGCGATCTGGAAAGCGCTCTTTCCGGTAATCTCGGCCAACTGGAAACTGCGCGTTACATCGACGCCGAATGGCAAGAGCGGGAAATTCTTCGAACTGGACACCGCCAATGACGATACCTGGTCACGGCATGTTGTCGATATCTATCAGGCGGTCAGGGACGGCTTGCCGCGAAACATCGAGGAACTACGCGCCGGTATTGCCGACGAAGATGCCTGGGCGCAGGAATATGAACTGCAGTATCTCGATGAGGCGAGCGCCTGGCTGTCGTACGAACTGATCTCGTCGGTCGAAGATGACGATGCAGGAAGCCCTGAAGGGTACCAGGGCAACCCCTGTTATGTCGGGCGCGATATTGGCCGACGCAATGACCTTCATGTGATCTGGGTATGGGAAGAAATCGGCGACGTCCTGTGGTGTCGCGAGATCATCGAGCAGAAGCGTGCCACCTTTGCCGACATGGATGCTGCCTTTGATGACGTGATGATGCGTTATCGTGTGGCGCGTGCCTGCATCGACCAGACCGGCATGGGCGAAAAAGTGGTCGAGGACGCACAGCGCCGCTACGGTCGTCGTGTAGAGGGTGTCCTGTTTAGCACCGGCAGCAAGCTGATCATGGCGAATGGCGGCAAGGAACGTTTCGAGGACCGGACCGTCCGCATTCCGATGGGGAATGTTCCGCTTCGGTCCGATCTGCACAAACTGCGCAAGGTCACTTCTCCGACCGGCGCGCCGCGATTCGTTGCCGAGCGAGACGATGATCACGCCGACCGGACGTGGGCTGCATTCCTTGGCATACATGCCGCCAGTACGCCGCATATGGAATACGGGTATGAAACACGTCGCAACGTGCCGTCCGATGGTCGCAGCCGATCCGATGATCGCGAGCGTTCGATTAATCCAGAATTGAGAGGTTCGCTCTGATGGCACAGTTGGTCGATCAGTATGGCAATCCGCTGAAGCGGCAGGAAATCACCAGACCCTATGCGGGACCGACAACCGGCGGCGTTCGTCCCGTCATATCAGGTCATCCGGCTGAGGGGCTTAACCCGCGTCGTCTTTCCGCCATTCATCGCGCAGCTGCTGAAGGTGATCCGCTCTCGTATCTGGAGCTTGCAGAGGACATCGAGGAGCGCGACCTTCATTATTTCGGGGTGATGTCGACCCGCAAGCGTTCCGTGGCGCAGCTCCCGATTACAGTGAAGCCTGCCAGTGACGCGGCCGATCACAAGAAGCACGCCGAGTTCGTCCAGTCGTGGATCAACGATGACGTGCTGCGGGCATGTCTCTTCGATATGCTCGACGCGATCGGCAAGGGATTCTCCGTTATGGAGATCGATTGGCAAACCCGGCTTAGCCGGTGGGAGCCGCGCGAGATTACATACCGGCCGCAGCGTTGGTTTACATTTGCCCGCGCAGACGGTGAAACTGTTGTGCTTCGCGACGATCCGGCTGAAGAACCGTTACCGGCTCACAAGTTTATCATCCACCGTCACCCGTCAAAATCGGGGCTGACGATCCGTTCCGGCATTGCCCGCGTGGCATCCTGGGCATGGATGTACAAGAGCTTCACACTGAAGGACTGGGCGATTTTCGTCCAGAACTTCGGCATGCCGATCCGTATCGGCCGTTACGAAGGTGACGCCAAGGAAGAGGACAAGGATGTCCTGTGGCGCGCAGTGACGCAGATCGCTGGCGACATGGCTGCGATCATGCCCGACAGCATGAAGATCGAGTTTCAGGAAGTGGCTGCCAAGGGCACTTCAATCGACCTTTACGAACGTCGGGCCGACTGGATGGACCGGCAGGTGTCGAAAGCCGTTCTTGGTCAGACGACCACGACCGACGCTGTCGGCGGGGGACATGCGGTTGCTCGCGAGCATCGCCTCGTCCAGGAGGATATCGAGCGCGCCGACGCAATGATGATCACCGCGACCATCATTCGCCAGCTTATTCCAAACCTGATCGCCATGAATTTCGGCCCGCAGGATCATTATCCGATTGTCCGTATCGGGCGTCCCGACGAAGTGATGTTGAAGGAGTTTGCTGAAGCCTTCGACAAGTTCGCCAAACACGGTCTCACGGTTGGCGCATCTTATATCCGCGAACGTCTCGGCGCTCCGGCCCCCGTGGAAGGAGAAGAGGTTATCGGCGGGCGTCAGCCTTCCATGATGGACCGCCTGTTTGAATCAGAAGGGCGCGCACCCGAACTCAATTCGGTTCGCAAGATGCTGCATGCCCGCGAAAAGCAATCGCCTACTGAAGACATTATCGGGAAGCTGACTGACCGGCTTCAGGACGATGCGGCCGGCGCGCTCGCGGGCCTTACCGAAGAAATCCGCACGGTGCTGATGTCGGCGGAAACGATTGCCGACGCAGCCGACCAGCTTGCCCGGATGAAACTTTCACCGGACGAGCTGTCACAAGCCATGGCACGCGGAATGGCTTTGGCGCATCTCGCCGGACAGGCCGCTTTGATCGATGATATTGCCGGACGCAAATAAACCGCCACAGACGCGCACCAGCTTCCTTTGTGAAGCGATCCCGCAAAAAATCGGGAATGCGCGTCTATGGCCTTCAAATGGCCTTCAAATTTGATGGTTCGGGAGCTTCCACGATGAAAGGTACGATATCGGCGCTCGATCTGCCCTTTGATGAAGCGATCCGCTTCTTATCCGGCAAGGCCAACGTCAAGACGCAAGTCTGGACCGATGTTTATGCTGCTGCTCATTCGAGAGCTTTCATGGTTGCCGGAGCTGCCACGGATGCGCTGCTCGATGACTTCCGACGCGAGATCCAACGAGCGCTTGAAGAAGGCACCACAATCGAGGAGTTCCGCCAGTCATTCGACGCAATCGTGGAAAAGCATGGTTGGGACTATCGCGGCAGACGGAACTGGCGCACCCGCATCATCTTCGATACCAATCTGCGCACGGCCTATGCAGCCGGTCGCTATGCCAAGCTCACCGAACCTGAAACGCTCGAAGCGTTTCCCTACTGGCAATATAACCACTCTGGTTCGCTTCATCCCCGCAAAGAGCATTTGTCCTGGGACGGCATGGTGCTTCGTGCCGACGACACATTCTGGCGCACCAACTATCCACCGAACGGCTGGCGCTGCGGTTGTTTCGTAACGCCGGTTTCTGATGGCGGCCTGCGCCGTCAGGGAAAGTCCGCTCCCGATCATTCGCCCGATCTCGTATTCCGTGCAGAGGAAGTCGGCGGGCGCACGGTTCGCGTTCCCCAGGGCGTCGATCCGGGGTTTGAATATAATCCCGGTATGAGCTGGCTTGATGGTGCTGCGGAATGACCGGCGTTTCTCTTGAAGTCGAGATTTCTGACAAGGCCGTCCAACAGGCTTTCACCCGGCTGATTACCGTGATGGGCGACACAACGCCAATCATGAGCGCAATCGGCTCCGGTTTGGTTGGCTCGACACACCGTCGGTTCGTTTCGCAGAAATCGCCGGATGGTATTGCGTGGGAGAAGCTCAATCCGGAATACAAGAAAACCAAGCGCAATAGCCGTATTCTGACGGAAAGCGGCCGTCTGCGCGACAGCATTAATCATCGTGCAGGTCGTGACCAGGTGACGGTCGGAACCAACGCGGACTATGCCGCCGTTCACCAGCTCGGCGCGACCATCAAGCCGAAAAGTGCTTCACATCTTGTTTTTCGTCTGGCATCTGGCATTGTGCTGGCAAAGTCGGTTACGATACCGGCGCGTCCTTATCTCGGTATTTCCGACGATGACCAGGTCATGATTTCCGAGACCGTTTTCAGCGCACTTCAACGCCGTATTTAACGCCGCTTAATGGGTGCCCGCCGTCGCGGGCATGATAAGCTTTTGCTGGACGTGGTTTTCTCACGTCCATGAAAAAGCGTCTGACATCCCTTATGATGAACCTTCCGGCCGTCGATGACGTAACGGTGACCGCTGTGCCGGAATGGGTGCACCTCATGCCCGCTGGCACGTTCAGCGGGGCAGACGGTCGCGGCCCTTACGTTGCCGGTGATCTCCAGCTGATCGTTGCACAGTTCCGCAGCGCTGGCCGCAAGCTTCCCATCGACATCAATCATTCCACAGACAAGCTTGGAACGCAGGGCTTCGAAAGCCCGGCACTTGGCTGGATCGTGGACATGGAAGCCCGCGAAGATGGCATCTGGGGCAAGGTTGAATGGAACGCTCGCGGCAATGCGGCCGTCAGTGGCCGCGAATATGGTTATCTGTCGCCAGCACTCTTCGTGACCGAAGGCAAGCCGCACCGTGTTCTGGAGATCGGCCGGGCCTCGCTCACCAATGATCCGAACCTCAAGCTCAATTCCCTCCATACAGCCAACCTAACCGGAGAACCGGACATGGAAGAAGAACTGCGGAAGGCTCTTGGCCTTCCAGAAGACGCCGACGCGGCTGCGATCCTCGCCGCCGTCACGGAAAAGACCTTGCATTCGGCAACGCTTGCGAAGGTCGTGGAAACTGCTGGCGTCAATATCGACGCCTCCGGCGACCAGATCGTCACCTCGCTTCAGTCCCGCCAGTCGGGCGACGATGCCGAGAAGGTCGAGTTGCGCAAGACGGTCACGGACCTTCAGTCGAAAGTTACCACCCTGACCAACGGTGCTGCGCGCGACAAGGCGGAAGCGGTTGTCAATCGCGCTGTCGAAGATGGCAAGGTGGTCCCGGCACTCCGCGAGCACTTCATCAGCCGACACATGAAGAACCCGCAGGAAGTCGAGGACGAGATCAAGCTTCTCCCTTCGCTGCATTCGGCCACGCTGCGCAACTACAAACCGCAGGAAAGTGGCGATCCCGCGCTGTCTGCCGAAGATCAGCAGATTTGCGAGCTTATGGGCATTGATCCCGCCGAGTTCGCAAAGACCAAGAAGTCCCACAAGGAGTTGTTCTGATGGCTGCTACTCGCGATCTCGAAATCCCGAGCCGCGACGGTACCCGGTTCGGCTATCCGGTCAAGGCGGGCATCCGCTTTTTCGGACGGGCTATCGTCGCCGTCACCGCTGCCGGTCTGGCAGTTCCCGCAGCCCACGCTGATGCTGTTGCGATCGTCGGGCTGGCAGAATTTCACGTCGACAACCGCGACGGCGCTGACGGCGATCTGACCGTTACAGCGATCCGTGACACACGCGGCTTCGAATTTGAGGCCGCTTTCGCCGACATCGGCAAGCCGGTCTACGCCACCGATGATGCAACTCTCACGCTCGACGCTACGGGCGGCAAGCTGAAGGTCGGCACCATTGCCGGTCTCGGTGACGGCCGCACGTGGGTTTCTGTCGGCGCATAAGGAAAAACGACCAATGGATATCACTCCATCCACAATGCGCAGCCTCTATACGGCCATTTCGACAGCGTTCAACGCGCAGCTCGGTTCCACCACGACGCATTATCAGACCGTCGCTATGACCGTTCCATCGACCACGGCGGCAAACGAATATCCGCGTATGGACGATCTGCCGGGGATACGTGAATGGATCGGCGACCGCATCGTTCATGACCTGTCGATGCAGACCTACACGATCCGCAACAAGGAATTTGAAGGCACGATCGGCGTTCGCATCTCCCAGGTGGAAGACGATCAACTGGGCTTTCTCTCATCCATGGCGGCGCAGCTCGGCCAGAATGCCGCGCAGTTCCCGGATCAGCTGGTTTTCCCGCTCCTGAAGAACGGCGAAGCGACCAAGTGCTATGACGGCCAGAACTTTTTCGACACCGATCATCCCGGCTACGATGAGGACGGCAAGGAAACTTCGGTCTCCAACTTCGCTGCCGGTTCGTCTCCGGCTTGGTACCTGGTCGATGACAGTCAGGTCATCAAGCCGATCATCTATCAGAGCCGCAAGAGCTTCCAGCTCATCCGCAAGGATCAGGCGACCGACGATACCGTCTTCTTCGGCGGCAAGGCGGTCTATGGCGTCGATGGTCGCTGCAATGCCGGTTATGGCCTCTGGCAGCTGATCTACAAGTCCAAGCTGCCGTTGAATGCCGAGAACTATGCCGCTGCCCGCGCCGCGATGACTTCCATCCGCAAACGCAACGGCGAAGTGATCTCCATCAATCCGCGCAAGTTGCTCGTGCCGTCCACGCTGGAAGGAGCCGCTCGCAAGCTGCTGCTCAACGAGCTGGCCGCGAACGGTGAGAGCAACGAGTGGAAGGGCACGGCCGAGCCGGTCGTCATCCCGCTGCTGGCCTAATCCAGCGCCCCCCAAGAGTTCCGCCCGCACCAACAGCGGGCGGCGCATACCGGACTAACCCTGTCACTGCACTTGAACCCGGAGTTTTACCATGAGGAAAGTGGATCTGTTTTTCGGCAGCATGTTTGCGATTGTGGCGGCTTTTGCCCTCACATCGATCGCACCGGCATCGGCTGTCGATATCCCCGCCTATGAAAAAATCCTCTCCAATCCTGTTGAATTCTACCTTGGCCATAGCGAAGCGCTCGTGCCCGCCTCGGCACTGGTGGCGACGGTCAGTCAGAACATGAGCCTGCAACCGGCTTCTGATCTGGCCTTCGTCGCGATGCTTCGCCCGACAGACGTTTCCATTCTCGCCAAGTCGAGAAGCATGGATGTGCGCCTGCCACTCCCGGTTCCTCGAACGCTCATCGAATAGCTGATCGAGAAGAACTGAAAAGCACTCCTGCCATAAGGGGCGGGAGGGTTTCTCAAAAGGGCTCAAGGCCCCTTTGAAAAGCCCTGAAACAACGGAGCAAGAACATGGCAAAAGCTACAAAGCCCACCGACGACACCAAGAAAGTGCCCGCTGCCGAGCCAGTAGGTGTTTCTCTGCCGAACATTCCCGACAACACCGGGCAGAACGGCGGTGCCGTCCAGGGTGATGCAACGACGGCCAATACCACGCCTGCGACTGCGACCAATGACGGGACCGGCAATCCGGTCGGTCTCGTCAACGATCAGACGGCGGCGGCTTCGGAGGTCGAAATCGATGCGATTGTCGCAGCATCCGTCCAGGCCGCGAAGGAAGCAGGCTTTGATTTCATCGCTGCTGCGGTCGAAGCTTATGCCGCCAAGCATGGCAAGTTTGGATGCAACGGCATTCGTATCACGGCAAAGGTGGAAGGCATCCGCCGTGGCGGTCGTCGCCACAATGGCACGAGTGAATATCCGATCGACACATTTGAGCCTTTCCAGCTCAACCAGATTTTGGGCGATCCCGATCTGGTCGCTGAGCTGATCGAGCTGGACAACTAATCCCGGCGCGTCCGCCGACAGGCGCGAGGAAAACGAGAGCTGCAGCGGCGGAGCGGCTTTCATCCCAACTGGAGAACGGCACTTGTACGCCACAGTCGCAAATATGGTCGAGCGCTTCGGCAACACGGAAATGGTCCGGCTCTCCATGCCGGAAGACCGTGAAACCGAAACCCTTGATCCAGCCAAGATCGAAGTTGCCCTGGCTGACGCCACGGCACTGATCGACGGCTATCTGCGCGGCCGTTACAAGGTGCCGCTTGCGGAAGTTCCGAAGGATATCGTACGCGCTGCATGCGTTCTCGCCCGTTATGATCTCGCAAAGGGCGAGCGTACCGAGCCGACCGAACAGATGCGCCTTGAACGTAAGGAAGTCATTACCTGGCTGGAAAATATCGCCAAGGGCCTGATCTCCATCGAGGCCGCATCGGCTGGAACCTTTGGAAAGTCAAACGGTCCGCGCTTTTCCGGCCGTCCCGCCATATTCTCCGATGAATCGCTAAAGGGCTGGTGAGATGGCTGAACCTGAACTCACCAAAGCGCCGATCAGGGTTATGGAAGCCGCCATCATCGCACGGCTGCGCCTCGCATTCCCGGAAAAGAAATTCCAGATCGGACGCGTTCCCGCCGTTCTGACCGTCAAGGAATTTGAACGCATCCTCCGCCTAAAGCCGTTTATCGGTCTCGCATGGATGGGCCTTCAGCCGGACCGTGATAACGGGCGCTTGCTGTCGGGTGCTGCCAATTGGCGGCTTGTCCTGGTCGTGAAGGCATCGAACAGTCTCGATGCCCGCTTCAAAGGTGACAAGTTCGATATCGGCCTTGATGCCATGATCGACGTGTCGAGCGTCCTTTTGAGCGGCTGTACCTTGCCGGACATTGGCACCTGCACGGTCACTCGCGCCGAAGCCGTCTATGCGGACGGATGGGCCGACGACGCCACCGTTCTTGCCCAGGTCGATTTCGATGTGCGTTTCACATCGCCGCTTTCCGCCTTCCAGATCAAGTCTGCCGACGATCTCAAGTCGCTTGGCATCACATGGATCACGAATGATGCGGAAGAACCTGTCATCACCGACACCATCAACCCCGAGGAAAGCCATGCTTGAGAAAAAGCTGAAGCTCGCACCCGGCCGCACCGTGCCCATGGAAGATGGCCGCGACTGGCCTGAAGGCGGCGCGACGGTTCCCGTCACTCTTTATATACGCCGCCGCATCGCGGACGGCGATCTGGTCGAAGTTGGCGGCAAGGCCCCGGTCGCGCCAGTGCCGACCGGCACTGACAGCAACGCCAGCGACGACACGGCCGGCAAGGCCCGGAACGGAGGTAAATAATCATGGCTGACTTCGTTTTTGACGAAATCCCGACCGACTGGCGCTCCCCCGGCACCTATCTTGAGGTCAAGCCGAACTATCGCAATCTCGGTATATTCGATTATCCGGTGCAGAACCTGATCATCGGCCTGAAGCTTGCCACCGGCACCTTGCAGCCCGGCACCATCACGGAAGTCGTTCGCGACACCGAAGGTCAGGCGCTGTTCGGTATCGGTTCGATCGGTGCCGAACAGGTAAAGGCGTTCCGCAAGGCCAACAAGACCCAAAGTCTGTTCGTCATGGCAATCGCCGACGACGAAGATGCGGTGAAGGCCAGCGGCACCATCACATTTACCGGCGCAGTTTCGCAGGCTCTTGTCCTTCGCTTCAGGATTGCCGGTCAGCAGGTGCGTTTCACCGCGCAGTCCACTGCCACCGTTGCACAACTTGCCGCATCGCTCGCCGCTGCGATCAACGAGAATACCAGCCTGCCGGTCACAGCGGCAGCCGCTGCCGGTGTTGTCACTGTCACCAGCC